GCACGCCGGGATCTGTGCGGGGGGTATCCGGTAACGGGTATCCCTACCGCGACATTTTTTATGCGAGGTCCATCATGGGTTTTCCATCACCTGCTGCAGACTACGTTGAGAAAACGCTAACCGTTTTACGCCTTTGTCAGTATGACGCCAACTGTCGCGCCCTGGAGACTACCGCCGGTTATGCCGTCGTTGATGTCTTCCGCCGGCCAAGGCAGGGTGATCATGTCCTTATCGCATATGCCGGGAAAACTGAATTCGCTGTTGTCCGTGGGCAGGCGCTGATCACTGATGATGGTGAGGCGCTGGAAGGGGAAGCCCTGGACGATGTTGAAGTGCGGGGTGTCGTTACCTACCTGATAAACCGGGCCGGGTGGGTGAGTGATGATGATATTCCGATCATGTAACATCGCTGGTGGCATGGTATTATTACCTAAAAGGTAATTATTTTCGGGGTGTTTACCATGCCAAAGGATCCGAAGCGCAAATCAACTCAGTACAAACCGTTGACGGTGATGCAGGAAGCCTACGCCAAGGAGTATGTGAAATGCCCTGAAAATCAGACGCAGGCGGCCATCAATGCCGGGTTCTCCCCAAAGTCTGCCCACGTCAAAGCCAGCACGATGATGCGTGATGAGCGTATCCAGAAACGAATCGCTGAGCTCATGGAGGAGCGCAACAAGCGCCTGCGCGTCAGTGCCGATTACGTTCTGCTGCGCCTGGTGGAAATCGACCAGATGGATGTGATCGACATCCTCGACGATGAAGGCGGACTGAAGCCGATTAGCCAGTGGCCTAAAGTCTGGCGAACGTCGATCAGCGCAGTGGATATAAACCGCATCAGGATGGCAATGAAGGATGACGAGGAAGATATCGAGTCCACGCTGCAAAAAATCAAATGGCCCGACAAGGTGAAGAACCTCGAGCTAATCGGTAAGCACGTCGACGTTAACGCGTTCAAAGAGCGCATGGAAGTTAACGTGAACGTTACCATTGCCGACCGCATGGCCGCTGCCCGGCGCCGCCTGAAAGAGCGCCAGGGTGGTGACCAGTGACAGACGCCGCTTTATCCCCGGAAGAACAGCTGATCGACGATATCGCCAGCTTCACTCATGACCCGCTGGGTTATGCGCTGTATGCGTTTCCGTGGGGCGAGGATGGCACAGAACTGGCGCACGCCAGCGGGCCGCGCAAGTGGCAGGCTGACGCATTCCGCGAGATAGGCGAGCACCTGCAGAATCCCGCTACACGTCACCAGCCGCTAATGATTTCCCGCGCATCCGGCCACGGCATCGGCAAATCTGCGTTCATCTCGATGCTGATTAACTGGGCCATGTCCACCTGTGAAGATTGCAAGGTGGTGGTGACCGCTAACACCGACAACCAACTGCGCACTAAGACCTGGCCGGAAATCATCAAATGGTCGAACCTGGCTATCACGAAAGAGTGGTTCACCTGCACCGCCACCGCGATGTACAGCAACGATCCTGGCCATGACAAACGCTGGCGCGCCGATGCTATTCCCTGGTCTGAGCATAACACCGAGGCGTTTGCAGGCCTGCACAACGAGCGTAAGCGCATCGTTGTGGTGTTCGACGAAGCATCCAACATCGCTGATCTGGTCTGGGAGGTTGCCGAGGGTGCGCTGACCGACGAGGAAACCGAAATTATCTGGGTGGCGTTCGGTAACCCGACGCGCAACACAGGGCGTTTCCGTGAATGCTTCCGCAAATACAAGCACCGCTGGAAGTGCGCGCAAATCGACAGCCGCACCGTCGAAGGCACCAACAAGCAGCAACTGCAGAAATGGGTGGACGACTACGGCGAGGACAGCGACTTTGTGAAGGTCCGTGTGCGCGGGATCTTCCCTGATGCATCAGAGCTTCAGTTCATCCCTACCGGGCTGACAGACGAGGCGATGAAGCGCGTGGTTACTGCGGCACAGGTGGCTCACGCCCCGCGGATAATCGGCGTCGACCCGGCGTATTCCGGCGTGGATGATGCAGTGATTTATCTCCGCCAGGGGCTGCACAGCAAAGTGCTGTGGACCGGAAACAAGACCACCGACGATCTGATTATGGCGAAGCGTATCGCCGACTTTGAGGACCAGTACCAGGCTGACGCGGTGTTTATCGACTTCGGTTACGGTACCGGGCTGAAGTCCATCGGTGACGGCTGGGGTCGCACCTGGCAGCTTGTGCCGTTCGGCGGCGCATCGGCAGATCCTCAGATGCTGAATAAGCGCGGAGAGATGTTCAACGCCTGCAAGACGTGGCTCAAGCTCGGCGGCGCGCTGGATGACCAGGAGACAGCAGACGACCTGTCCGCGGCAGAGTACAAGGTGAGGGTGGACGGTAAGATCGTCATGGAGCCGAAAGAGGATATCAAAGAGCGTTTGGGCCGGTCGCCGGGCAAGGGCGATGCGCTGCTTCTGACATTCGCCTATCCAGTGGCGAAGCGTTCAGATTTCCCTGCTGCCGGCGGCAAGCAGCCCAACGTGATCAGCGAGTACGACCCATACGCATGAAAAAGCCCGCGCATCGGCGGGCTGATTGTGACATGTCACGGCATTAAAAGCCGTCGAATTCGTCATTCACTGTTGGCTCAACTTTTCTTTCAAGGCGTAACCCATCAGCGGCCACAGCTCGTCCTCTGCGTTCGTCAGAGCAATCTGTTTTCCGATCGCCTCATCGTCGTTTTCAGATGAGACTGCACATGATGGCTTTCCGGTTACCGCGAAGCCATTCTTTGTCGTAATGATCGCCCAGCGAAGAACCTGTCCGGTAACAGAAACGTGCTTAACGATTTCAGTGTGAGCAATGTTTGCGATCATGTCGTCTCGCGTAACGTGCGGCGCGGTTAAGCCTTTAGCCTGAATTTCAGATTCAATGTCTTTGTCACTCATAGTCTAATCTCACCTTAAAAAAATGCCCGGACGAACCGGGCGAAACAGGGATGATGGAAAGTGCCGTCCATGGCTGGGTGGCACAGGGTTTACAGCATGAAGTCATCGCAATGGCGTCCTGCTGTAAAAAGGGCGGTGGTCAGAAAGGGAATAACTGCCACCGCCAAACTTGCTCTGGAACTACGGGTATCACGGTCCTGAGGCGTGATTCTGGTGCAGCATGCAGGATTCGAACCTGCGACCAACCGCTTAGAAGGCGGTTGCTCTATCCAACTGAGCTAATGCCACAACGGAAAGAGCATTGCGGCCGTCGTTCACCGTTTTCGGGCAGTCTATGACCTACACCCTAACGCTCTTACCTGTTGTGCCCTCGTCTCTTCCGAGGTGTCACACCGTACCGCCACGATGGTGAGTCGCTGTCGTGCATGCAGGGCATGGCTTGCACATTCCGGCTACCCGCTGGGCCATGTACCAAGGAGCCCCCGGACCGCTATCGACGCATGTGCCATACGCCGGATGCTTTCACACCTGGAAGCGCACTCCGCCATCTGAGTAACGACAAAGCCACCAATGGAAGGGAATGGGGTGCGCTTTCATGTTGTGTTTACCAAAAAGGTAATAATTTATCGTCAAAAGGTCAATACACTACGACAAATAAATCATATGTGGTTAAATTGGTAATAATTTAAACGCGTATGGAGTATCGATATGTGCATTGGCAGCAAGCCTTCAGTGCCTGCAGCACCAGAAGTTCAGGCGGCTCCGCAGGAACAGGATCAGGCTGTAGTCGATTCCCGCGATGAAGAAACCAGGCGCCGTCGTGCGGCCGCCGGGCGTAGTTCTACGCTGCTGACCGGTGCGCAGGGTGATACCTCCGCCGCAAATACCAGCGGCAAAACGCTGCTCGGTCAGTAACTGGAGCGCGGCAGATGGCAGCGGAAACCCTGAAAGAGCAACTTCAAAAAAAGCAGGCACAGCTCACTAATGATCGCTCATCGTTCGATCCGCACTGGCGCGAACTGAGCGACTTCATCAATCCGCGTGGCTCCCGCTTCCTGGTCACCGATGTAAACCGGGATGACCGCCGCAATACGAAAATTGTTGACCCCACCGCCACCCTGGCAGCACGCACGCTATCGAGCGGCATGATGTCTGGGATCACTTCTCCTGCGCGCCCGTGGTTCAAGCTGGCAACGCCTGACCCTGACATGATGGACTACGGCCCAGTAAAACTGTGGCTTGAAGTCGTTCAGCGCCGCATGAACGAAGTGTTCAACAAATCCAATATCTACCAGTCGCTGCCGCTGCTTTACGCCAGCCTGGGGAATTACAGCACCGGCGCTATGGCTGTGCTGGAAGACGACAGCGACGTTATCCGCACGATGATGTTTCCGATCGGCAGTTACTACATGGCGAACTCTGCGCGCGGCAGCGTAGATACCTGTTTCCGTAAGTTCTCCATGACGGTGCGCCAGTTGGTAATGGAGTTTGGACTCAATAACGTCAGCGATTCAGTGAAGAGCATGTGGGATTCCGGCAACTACGAAAGCTGGATCGAAGTTATTCATGCCGTTTATCCGAACATCGACCGCGATACTGCCAAGCTCAACAGCAAAAATAAGCCGGTCAAATCGGTTTATTACGAGGTTGGAGGCGACAGCGATAAGTTGCTGCGTGAGTCTGGTTTCGATGAATTCCCGATTATGGCGCCGCGCTGGGAAGTGAACGGCGAGGACGTATACGGCTCATCCTGCCCGGGCATGATCGCTCTTGGTCAGGTTAAGGCTCTGCAGCTTGAGCAAAAGCGCAAAAGCCAGCTGATCGACAAGGCCACCAACCCGCCGATGGTTGGCCCGTCATCACTACGCAACCAGCGTGTTTCCCTTTTGCCTGGCGATATCACCTATATCGATCAGGTCACCGGGCAGGATGGTTTCAAGCCTGCCTATCTTGTTAACCCGAATACCGCCGACCTGCTGGCAGACATTCAGGACACGCGGCAGATCATCAACAGCGCCTATTTTGTCGATCTCTTCATGATGTTGCAGAACATCAATACCCGCTCAATGCCGGTTGAAGCGGTGATCGAGATGAAAGAAGAGAAGTTGCTGATGCTTGGGCCTGTTCTTGAGCGCCTGAACGACGAATGCCTGAACCCGCTTATCGATCGCACCTTCTCCATCATGGCGCGTAAGAACCTACTCCCGCCGCCGCCTGACGTCCTGCAGGGTATGCCGCTGCGTATCGAATACATCTCCGTTATGGCGCAGGCGCAGAAATCTATTGGGCTATCCAGCCTGTCATCCACCGTCGGCTTCATTGGCCAGCTGGCACAGGCCAAGCCGGAAGCGCTGGACAAACTCAACGTGGATCAGGCCATCGATGCATTCGCGGAGATGTCCGGTGTCTCGCCGACAGTCATCGTTCCACAGGAACAGGTTGAGCAGGTTCGCGAGCAGCGCGCTCAGCAGCAGCAACAGCAACAAATGGTGGCTATGGGCATGGCTGCCGCTCAGGGTGCCAAGACTCTCAGCGAAGCGCAGACGGCGGATCCCAGCGTACTGACAGCACTTTCTAACGCAGCAGGTGCTCCTGCAGGTGGCCAGCAATGACAGATTTTGATGATGACCAGTTGGCTGCTGAATCGGCACGCGAGAAGGAAATCCTTCAACAGCGTGACATTGAAGATATCCGTTTCGTCATGGGTAGCGAGCATGGCCGCCGGGTGATCTGGGGGGTGCTGGAGCAGGGCAAGGTGTTTTCTGCCTGCTTTGCCGGTGATCCGCAAGTGACTGCTTTCAACGAGGGGCAGCGCAACCTGGCGCTGGCATTGTTCCAGCGCGTCATGGCGCACTGCCCTGAACAGTATCTGAAGATGGCCGCAGAGGCTAATGGGGTAATCAAATGACTCAGATCCAAAAACAGCGCGTAGTCCGTTTCGATGGCAATAAGCAGATCGTTGAAGTTCCCGATCCGGCGCCGGCGGTAATTGGCGCGCCCACGACCACTGACTACGGCGGCGTAAAGCTCGGAGCCTCCATTGCCGCCGCTGCGTCAGCTACCGCAACCGCAGATACCGCATCCAGTGCAAGCGATGTGGCTGGTCTCCTTGTTGATCACAACGACCTGGTGACGAAGTACAACGCGCCTCTCAATGATGCCGCGGCTCTTCGTACCACGCTGAATGCTGTCCTTACGCAGCTGAAAGCCAAAACAATTCCTGTTTAAGGGGATGAGCAATGACTTTGTTTGAACGTTTGTTACACCGCCGTCTTTGCAATGAGCAGCCCGCTGATGGCGGCGCAGCGCCGGCGGCATCTGAACCATCTGCACCAGGCACAGGTGCTTCCCCTCAGGGCGATCAGCCTGCACAGCAGGATGGTGAAAACCCTTCCGTTGATGGTGAAGGCCAGCAAGAAAAGGCTGAGAACCAGGACGGAGAGCAGCAAAAAACCGAGAAAGAGCAGAAGCAGGAAGGCGCGCCGGAGAAATACGAATTCCAGGCAGGTGAAGGCGTCGAGCTGGACGCTGAAGCGCTGAAGGACTTCGAGCCGGTTGCCCGTGAACTGAACCTGACCAATGAGCAGGCGCAGAAGCTGGTGGATGCATACCCGAAAATTCTGGCCGGTGTGCAGCAGCGTCAGGCAGAAGCATGGCAGGCGCAAACTGAAGAGTGGGCAGCAACTGTGAAGGCCGATAAAGAAATCGGTGGCGACAAGTTGACGGCAAACCTCGGCGTTGCTCAGCGAGCCCTGGACACCTTCGGCACTCCGGCTCTGAAAGAGTATCTGAACGGCACAGGGCTGGGTAATCACCCGGAGCTGGTGAAGGCGTTCGTCAAAGTAGGAAAAGCCATGTCAGAAGATGGCGTGGTGACAGGAAAAGAAAGCGGTCAGCGTAGTGCGGCCGAAGTGCTTTATGGCAAATAAGAGAGGATATAACCATGGCTGTTAAAGGCATTACTGCGCTGACGCTGGCAGATTGGGGTAAGCGCATCGACCCGAACGGGAAAGTCGATAAAATTATCGAGCTCCTTTCCCAAACCAACCCGATCCTGCAGGACATGCTGATCGTTGAAGGCAACCTGCCGACCGGTCATCGTACGACCATTCGCTCCGGCCTGCCGTCGGCGACCTGGCGCCTGCTCAACTACGGCGTTCAGCCGAGCAAATCGACCACTGTGCAGGTTACAGATGGCATTGGCATGCTGGAAACCTATGCGGAGATTGATAAATCTCTGGCAGATCTGAACGGAAATACCGCTGAATTTCGGCTGTCAGAAGATCGCGCTTTCCTCGAGGCGATGAATCAGCAGATGGCTCAAACGCTTTTTTATGGCGACTCCAGCGTTAACCCGCAGCAGTTCATGGGCCTGTCTTCTCGCTACTCCGACCTGACGGCTACCAACGCGCAAAACATTATCGACGCCGGCGGTACTGGCACCGATAACACTTCAATCTGGCTCATTGTGTGGGGCGAAAACACCGTTCACGGTATCTTCCCGAAAGGCCAGAAAGCAGGTCTGCAGATGGAAGATAAAGGCCAGCAGACTCTGAAAGATGCCAGCGGCGGCCAGTATGAAGGCTACCGTACCCACTATAAGTGGGATAACGGTCTGTGCCTGCGCGACTGGCGCTACGTTGTGCGCATCGCGAACATCGATATCAGCGACCTGTCCGATCCTGCTGCGGCAGCCAACATCGCCAAGCTCATGGTGAAAGCGCTGCATCGCATCCCTAACCGTGGCATGGGGCGCCCGGTGTTCTACATGAACCGCACCGTTGCCCAGGCTCTTGACCTGCAATCTCTGGAGAAATCCTCTCTGGCGATTAGCGTCAAAGAGACTGAAGGCGATTGGTGGACCAGTTTCCGCGGCGTTCCGATTCGCGAAACCGATGCGCTTCTGGAAACTGAAGCTCGCGTGGTTTAACCCCTGACTATAACCAGCGGCCCGGTAACGGGCTGCTAAATGGAGAAATGAAGATGATCCTCGACAAACTGTTGATGTTCTCCGAAGCGCAGGCGGTTACGGCTACTGCTGCTTCTACTGATGTGATTGACCTGGCTCCTGTCGACGGCACCCGCCGTGATATCGGCGTTGGTTATCCGCTGGAATTCTGGGCTCTCGTTAATACCACGGCTACCGCTGCTGGTGCCGCTACCGTCAACGTGCAGTTGCAGACCAGCCCGGACAACAGCACCTGGACGACCATTTATGACAGCGGCGCCCTGGCTCTGGCAGCGCTTAAAGCTGGTAAGCGCGTTGTGTCGGCGAAGGTACCTGCGGGCGTTCAGCGCTATCTGCGTGTGAACTACTCCGTAGCCACCGGCCCGCTGACTGCTGGCGCGTTCACCTCCGGTATCAACCTGGACGTTGATGCGAATACCCCGTACCCGACCCGCTCTAAAGTGACCGGCTAAGGAGATATCGATGTCAGCTGAAAAAGCAAAATACCGCGTGCTGCGTCTGTCCCATATCCATAACAACCTCTGGCCGGAGGGTTCAGAGATTGAGTATGACGGGGTGCCTGGCTCCGCGCTGGAGCCGCTGAACGAAGCGGCAAAGGAAGCAAAGGCGAAGGCAACGCAAAAGGTTGTGGCTCCTGCTGTTGTTAAACCTGAGCCGCTGAACGAAGGCGGTGGTGGCGATGACGAGCTGGATAAGCTCCGCGAAGAGTACGAACTGCTCTTTAACGAGAAGCCGCATCACAACACCAAAGCCGAAACGCTGCGCGAGAAGATCGCCGAAAAGCGAAAAGATTTAGGCGTCTGAGCCTCAGAATAAACCAGGGGGCTTCGGCCCCTTTCTTGTAGGAGCGTTCTATGGAAATGGTCAATCTCAAAACCGGCACCGACAGCTACCAGGATGAAAGCGGCGAGACCAAAACCCGTGACGAATATCCGTGGGGGCTGTGCATCACGCTGAACAATGACACCCTGAATAAGCTGAAAGCCCCGCCGCAGAATGTAGGCACTGAGGTGATGATCACCGCAAAAGCAGTGATTAAGGGTATCTCGGCGCGTGAAGGCGACGATGGCACTTTCCGCAGCGCGGATCTGCAAATCACCGATATGGCGCTGGCACCTGTTTCAGGTGAGGCGCCGAAGACGGCAGCGCAGACGCTTTACGGTGAAGGGGGCGAGTAATGGCCTCTGTCATTGAGATCTGCAACCGGGCGCTGAGCAACATCGGTAATAACCGGAGCATCAACAGTCTGGAAGAAGCCAGCAAAGAAGCCGGGCAATGCTCCCTGTATTACGAGTCGATTCGCGATGCTGTCCTGGCCGATTTTGACTGGAATTTTGCGACCAAGAATATCGCGCTGGCTGACACCAACAACCCGCCGCAGGACTGGGATTATGCGTATACCTATCCCACTGACTGCCTCCGTATTATTGAGATCCCGCTGCCTGGCGTACGATATCCGACGGCTGCTATGCGCGTGCAGTATGTGGTCGGCGCGGATAGCGCCGGCACGGGGCGACTGATTTACACCGATCTGCCGCAGGCCTGGCTTCGGTATGTTGCCCGCATCACCGACGTGAATATGTTCGATTCCATCTTCCAGGAGGCTCTATCCTGGCGCCTGGCCGCGGCTATTAACATGGTTCTCACGGGTAATGCCGACCTCGGCAATAACGCCCTGAGCACGTATAGCCGGATCATCCTCAGCGCTGGCTCTCACAGCATGAACGAATCGCAGGAACCGCAAATGCCTGACGATCCGTTTACCGTAGCGAGGATGTGCTGATGGCTGTTAGCTGGATACAACCGAGCTTCTCAGGTGGCGAAATCGCTCCATCGCTATATGGCCGCATCGATATGGCGAAGTACCAGGTGGCGCTGCGCAAGTGCGATAACTTTATTGTGCGGCAGTATGGCGGGGTAGAGAACCGCCCGGGCACGCAGTTCATCGCCGCGGCGAAATACCCTGATCGCAAATGTCGCCTGATACCTTTCCAGTTTTCGACGGTTCAGACCTATGCGCTGGAGTTTGGCCACAATTACATGCGCGTCATCAAAGACGGCGGCCTGGTGCTGACCACCGGAGATGTGATTTACGAGCTGGCGACGCCTTATACAGAAAATGATGTTTTCGGCCTGAAATTCACCCAAAGCGCCGACGTGATGACGATCGTGCACCCGTCCTATCCGCCTAAAGAATTGCGCCGGTATGCGCATGACAACTGGCAGATCGTCGATGTGCAGACAACTAACGGCCCGTTTGAAGATATCAACGTCGACGAGTCAAAAACTGTCTGGGCCAGCGCCACAACCGGGACAATCACGCTTACCGCGAGCTCTGCAATATTCGGCGCCGAGCAGGTCGGAAAGCTGTTCTACCTCGAGCAGCCAGCCGTTGACTCTGTACCGGTATGGGAAACCAGCAAGAGTACATCGATCGAGGATATCCGGCGCGCCGACAGCAACTACTATCGCGCCAATACCGAAGGAAAAACCGGGACGCTGCGCCCATCACACACCGAGGGTATGGCGTGGGATGGCTGGGGCGGTACCGGCGATGATGATACAGGCGTGCAGTGGGAATACCTGCATAGTGGTTTTGGCATTGTGCGGATCACTGCCGTCGCCGGTGACGGGCTGACTGCAACCGCTGATGTGGTTTCTCGTATCCCTGAGAACGTTGTCGGTGCTGACAAGGCTAGCTACAAATGGGCGCGCTACGCGTGGAACAGCGTCAATGGCTATCCGGCTACAGTCGTCTACTACCAGCAGAGGCTGTACTTCGCTGCATCCCCTGCGTATCCGCAAACCATCTGGGCCAGCCGTACCGGTGACTATAAAGACTTCGGCAAGAGCAACCCGACGCAGGATGATGACAGGATCGTTTATACCTACGCTGGCCGGCAGGTTAACGAAATTCGTCACCTTATCGATGTCGGATCGCTGGTTGTTCTGACCTCCGGCGGTGAGTTTGTTGTGACCGGTGACCAGAATAAAGTGCTTACGCCTTCTGCATTCTCCCTGAGTTCTCAGGGCTCAAACGGCTGCAGCGATGTGCCTCCTATCGCGGTTTCGAATATTGCGCTCTTTATCCAGGAGAAGGGCAGCGTCGTGCGGGATCTGGCCTACTCGTTTGATGTTGATGGATTCCAGGGCAACGACCTGACAATCCTCGCTAATCACCTTTTCCAGAAGCGCAGCATTGTCGACTGGGCGTTTTGTATTGTCCCGTTCTCCAGCGCGTTCTGCGTGCGTGACGATGGAAAATTGCTGGTGCTGACCTATCTGCGTGATCAGCAGGTTTTCGCCTGGTCTCCGCAATCCAGTGCCGGGAAATATGAGAGCACTTGCGGTATCAGTGAAGGCAGCGAGGATGCGATCTATTTCGTGGTTAACCGCACCATCAACGGCCAGACGAAACGCTATATCGAAAGGCTGGCAAGCCGACAGTTCACCGATGACCTTGACGCTTTCTTTGTCGACAGCGGACTGACCTATGACGGACGCAACACCGGCAGCCGGGCGGCCGCTATCAGCGGTGGAAGCGGGGACTGGAGTTATCAGGTGCCGTATACCCTGACGATGAGCGGGGCCAGCTATTTTACCGCGGGAGATGTCGGCGCACAGATCCAGTTCCCCTACACAGGAACCGATCCTGAAGATGGTAGCGCCGTCGCCATGCAGCTGCGCTGCGACATTATTTCGGTGGAAAGCGGTAACTCGGTAACCGTGACGGCAAACCGGAATATACCTCCTGTCCTGCGCAACGCCGCCACCACTAACTGGTACATGGCCCGCCAGACATTCGCCGGACTCGATCACCTTGAGGGGCAGACCGTCAATGTACTGTCCGACGCCAGCGTAGAGCCGCAGAAAGTCGTCACCGGCGGCGCCGTTACGCTGGAGAAACCCGGCGCCGTGGTCCACATCGGCCTGCCGATTAACGCCCAGTTTGAAACCCTGGACATCAATATTAACGGGCAGGAGACGCTGCTCGATAAGAAACAGTTGATCAATTCCGTGACGCTGGTGGTCAACGCCAGCCGAGGCATCTGGGCATCAACTCCAGGCGGCCAGTGGTACGAATACCCTCAGCGCGAGTTTGAGTTTTACGACGATCCGGTTGATGACGCCACAGGCAAAGTAGAGGTCAAGCTCGACAGCAACTGGGATAAAAATGGGCGGGTAAAAATCCGTCAGACTGATCCGCTGCCGCTTTCTGTACTGGCGGTGATCCCCCGCATTACCGTGGGAGGCTTTTAATGATTAACGCTCAGATAGTCCCGGCCACCGCAGAGCACATCGCTGAAATTATCCCCCGCGTGCGCCTGGCCGACATCGAAGAGTTTGCCGCGACGAATGGCTGGAGTGCTGCCCGTGTTCTGGAGTGCGGCCTTCGCACATCAACCTTCTGTTGTGCCGGCTTGATAAACGGCCGCGTTGTCACCGTCTTTGGCGTGGCGCCCGCTTCAATGATTGGCGGCAGCGGGATCCCCTGGCTTGTCGGCACGGATGATCTGGAGCGCTATCAGCGCACATTTCTGCGCCGTTGCCGGAAGGTGGTTGCTGCAATGCTGTCCGTCTATCCGTATCTCGAAAATTATGTAGATGCCCGTAACCACGTCGCAAAAGCGTGGCTGCACTGGCTCGGTTTTACCCTGGAAGACCCGGCGCCGTATGGTGTGCTCGGCCTGCCGTTCCACCGCTTTTACATGGAGAAAAACTGATGTGTGATCCGACTATCGCCGCCGGCGCGACTTTAGCGCTCAGCGGCCTGTCTGCATATAACCAGTATCAGCAGGGTAAATATACTGCCGCGGTTGCTCAGCAGAATGCTGATGTCGCAACTGCCCAGGCTAATGACGCCATAAATCGCGGTAACGCGGAGGCTGATCAGCGCCGTCGTGAGACCCGGCAGCGGCAGGGCACGCAGGCGGCAATAATGGGCGCAACTGGTGCTGATATGAGCTCAGGATCTGCGCTGGATATATTCGGGGATACGGCGCAGTTTGGCGCACTGGATGCTCTGACGACCGTCAATAATGCTCAGCGAGAAGCATACGGATATCAGACGCAGGCGGCTAACTATGAAGCGCAGGCAAGCGCGGCTAAAAGCTCAGGAACTATCGGCGCGGCGACAACGCTGCTTACTGCGCCGCTGAAAGCCTATGGCGCTTATCAGTCATTCGGCGGAACCTGGAACCCGTTCACGCAGAGTAAGGCCGCACCAATTTCTGCTGCCATCGGCACGCCTACCGGTCGATAAGGAGAAAACTATGCCAGTTGTACCAACAGTCGCCGGGCGTCAGGTTGAAAGCCGCGGCGTTTCCACTCAGGGATTTCAGGCATTCGATCAACCAAATGCAGGCGATGCGCTGCTGAGCGCAGGAAGCCAGGCGCTTGACGTATTCGGTCAGGCTAAACAGCGCGCAAACGTAGCTCTTACTCAGGAGGCTTCACTGCAACTGAATGCCGTTGGCAATAATTTGCTGAATAACCCTGACTCAGGCTTCATGAATCTCCAGGGTAAAAATGCGATCGGAAAAGGCCAAGAATACGTACAGCAGTTCGATTCACAGGTACAGAGTATTGCTGCAAACCTCCCTGATGAACAGGCGAGAAATGCATTTCTACAGCAGGCACAACAGCAGAGGATTCAGTTTGCAACGACCGCCGGGCGCCATGAGATTGGTCAGGTTCGTCAGTTCGAGGCAGGTATGCAGGAAGGCACGCTTCGCGCACTTTCTCAGCAGGCTCTTTCTCCTGGTATGTTCGCACCAGCACTGATGAACGCTCGTAATTCCATTATTGCCTACGGTAAAGCCCATGGGCAGAGCGATGAAGAAATCGAGTCGAATTTCGTTCAGTGGCGTGAGCAGGCTGCCAACCGCGCCAGCGAGGCATGGTATACACCTACCTATCAGCAGATGATGGGACCAGAAGGCAAGATCGAAGTTACTGACACGTCGAGTGAATCGCAGCTTTTTTCCGCTATGATCTGGCAGGAGTCTGGCGGCAACCAGTACGGTAAAGACGGCGCTCCACTAGTATCTCCGAAAGGCGCGGTTGGCGTGGCTCAGGTCATGGAAGATACCGGCCCGGAAGCTGCTCGACTTGCTGGAGTGCCGTGGGACCGTGATAAGTGGCTGAATGATCCGCGCTATAACGCGAAGCTTGGGCAGGCGTACTTCAGAGCACAGATGAAGAGGTACGACAACAACCCAGTTCTGGCGGTGGCGGCTTACAACGCCGGGCCAGGTTCAGTAGATAGCTGGATCAAACAGTTTGGCGACCCGCGCACTGGCGCTGTCAGTAATGAACAGTTCGCTGCGGCGATCCCTTACGATGAAACCCGCAATTATGTGGCTAAAGTAACCGGCAGCGCCCCGGCCATCCCCGGAGCGGCTACAATGGAAAATCTCATCAATCAGCCGTTTTGGGATGCAATGAGTCCACAGAACAAATCAGCGATGATGAGTAAGGTTGCTGGAATGTACGACATGCAGGCAGCGGCAGGTCGCGTATCATTGCAGAGTCGCATGCAGGATGACATGGCGAAGCTGGAGGCCGGGCAGTCGGTAAATCCGATCTCCGAGCGGGAATGGCTGGCGGTGATGCCTTTGCAGGCCAGCCCGGCGGAACGCATTCAGATGCGCGAGTCATTCCAGCAGTATCAGCAGGCGATGACGCTACAACCGATTTATCAAACCATCGTGCAGGGTTCAGCGCAGCAGGGTATTGCAGCGGTCCAGTCGATGGTGCCAAAGGAAGATGATCCGGACTTCAAATTTAAGCAGAGCCTTTATGCGACTGCGCAGGCCAAGCTGAATCAGGTGATGAAGGCGCGGGAGTCTGATCCCGGTACGTGGCTGCAAGCAAACTCTCAGGTGGTTAAGAACGCCTTTGAGCAGTACCAGAACAATCAGGCTTCAGGAGAATATCTGGTTTCCCGCCTACAAGCTGAAAAAGACCGCCTGGGTATCAACAGTAAGAAGGTCCTGCCTGACTCCATGGTCAATAGCCTGATTTCTAAGATCGACAACAATAAGGAATCAAGCGTTACCGCCATTCAGTCGGTGGCGCAGTCATTCGGGAAATACTCTGATCAGGTTATGCAGCAGGTGCAGAAAAGCGCGTACCCGGCGTTGCAGGTCATAATGGCGACCAATACCCCGCGAGCCGCAAACGCTCTCTGGCAAAACCGCAGTGTTAAAACCTCTGACCTCCGCGGAAGTTTTGAGAAGACCGATGCCGACAGTGCAGATTCATCTTGGAATGACCAGGCCAAAGACTTTGCCGGGACGATGGTTGTACAGCCTGGCGGGGCAGCCGTGTGGAACAATTTCAACGAGCAGGGTAAGCGCCTGACCTATATCTATATGCAACGTGGCATGTCGTCTGGCGATGCTGCGAAAAAGGCCTATCAGGACGTTCTCGGCGAACAGTATCAGACCAGCGGAACATGGCGTATTCCGAACACTGCTGGGCAGGATATACGCGACGTGAGAGACGGCGCCAATGTGTACCTGAAAAACCTGTCGGCGGATCAAATCATGCCGCTTATCGGCGATTCCCGCCTGCCGGATGAGGTTAACCGCGAGCAGAGCATTTCCCGCATCCGTGATAATGCGCAGTGGGTTACCAACAGTGACGAGACAGGGCTGACTCTGATGATGAACGGCCTGCTGATCAACAATGCACAGGGGCAGCCGATAACAGTTCCGTTTGCTGATCTGGCGAAACTTGGCGCTGGCAACCGCACCACCTGGAACAGCCTGACCAAATTCGTGCAGACGCCGGTTAAGTACACGCCTGGCCAGTCGAAGAATTACACGGCGGAAAGTCAGCGCGACAACCTGATCAACATTATCCAGAACGGCCAGCAGACGGGACGATAAGATGCCAATTTATACAGATGATCCTGGGCAGGGGATAAACCAGCCGTTGTCGAATGCCCCGGCAGGGCTGGGTGAATCGCTTCTTTCCTCACTAAAAGAGGGGTTCAACGAAGGGCCTGTCTTATCAGGATATCGGTTTTCCCAGGCCGAGAGGCTGGCGAATGATCCCAATTCGACCATTGTCGCCAAATCGGATGCCGATGCTCGCCTGAAAGAGTACGGCGTGAAAAGCATTAACGTACCGGAAAGTGGTGTCACACAGTCGTATCTTGACCATGTGATCAGCGAGCGCCGGGAATCGCTGGCGAAACAGCAGATCGCCATGTCGGCCCCGTCCGGATGGGTAGCCACTCCGCTTAACTTTGCCGCAAATCTTGCCGGTTCCATGGCTGATCCCGGAAACGTGGCGCTGGCGCTGGTCCCGTTCGGTGGAGAAGCGAAGGCGGCAACCATGCTTGGGCGTTTCGGCGAGCGTCTGGCTACCGGCGCGCGGCTTGGCGCTGGCCAAGCCATTGCCACCGTGCCACTCACGGCACAGGCAGCAGCAGCAGAAGGCGATGACTTCACCTATGGCAATGCGCTGGAGAGCACCTTCTTTAATACCCTGGCTGGCGGGCTGATGCACGCAGGCGGCGGGCTGATCGCTGATGTGGTGCGTTCCCGCAGGGCGACCGCTGGTGAAAACCCTGCCACCTCGGCAGACGCTCAGCCCGTCATTGATGCTCAGCCAACGCCGGTGGTCACGCCTGACAACATCCCGGAAGGTGTCAATATTCCTGAGTCCGGCACTAACGCTGATCTGTCAGCGGCAATCGCGCGGGATGCAGAGGCCTATGCCTACAGCCGCGCCTATGATGATGTCGTGCCGGAATATCTGGCCCGTCAGCAGGAGGTACAGACCGGGCGCGTCGACAACGTGGCCGATCTGCGCACTGAGCTGGCGGCCAACAACCGGCAAAGTGAAGCGCTTGACGCTACGCTGGCCCAGCGTACAACAGAGTACCAGGCGCAACGTATGAACTTCAAAGCGGCGCGTGCTAGGGCACAGCGTGATATTCAGGGTGAGAAAGACACTATCGCCGCGCGTAATCAGGAAATTAACCAGACGCTTGAGCGCAACGCCGCCGCAGAACAGGCGCACGGAAGAGAGTCGCAACTGTCACGAAAAGAGATCCCCGACGACCTGGCCCCATTAATCGACCAGCGCGCACAGCAAATCCGCGAAAGCATGCAGATGTCGCCGGTCGCCGGTGCCGTTCGTACAGCGTCGGCAGCAGTGCGGGAGGCCGACTGGAGCGTAAACCAGCAGGCTTACCGCGGCGCGCTGGCGCACATGATGGAAGGCCGCTCGCCTGACATTGAGCCATTCTATGACCTTCACAAACCAGCGCTACGCGAGCGTGCTATCCAGCGCATCCAGAACCCGGTGCGGCAAGCTGATGAAGGTTCACGCGCCGTCAGTGAAACCGCCGATCGTGTGTGGCAGGATACGCAGAAGGCTGACCATGAAATCACAGCGGCCACAGCCGATCTGGAAAATGAGTTCAATATCAGTGACGCGCTACTCAACGACATTGCCAATGACAATCCTGATCTGGCTGCGTCAATGCGTGAGAACATTGCTGCGATCCGTGCGGAGGCCAGTGACGACTCTATCGGCAAAGCGTATCGCGCTTTCGCCGCCTGTATGATTAACCGGGGACTGTAATGGCTAACGAATTTCTGACGCAATGTGAAATTGCCGTCAATACGGCGGCAGGGCGCAAGCTTTCTGAGGACGAAATGGAATCGCTGGTACGTGACATGAACGACACAACCAACCGGATCCTGGCTGGCAATGAAGCCCTGACGCTGGAAGAGGCTGCGATGCGCGCCGCGCAAGAGCTTGGCAACCGTGATCAACTGGCAAAAGTAATCGAGGCACGCAACAAAGCTATAAACACGCGCATTGCAGCGCAGCGCCTTGGCGAGCTTCGCAGGACTTGGAAAGACAGACCTGACATCGGGCTTGAAGCAATGCTGGTGGGCCGTAATGACGCGCGTACCGGCTCACGCCGATCAGTATCGTCTGAGGTGGCCCAACTGCGCGGGAAATATCACGCCGGTATCAACTACGATTTCGACCAGGCAGGACTGGTTAAATTTATTGCCAGCGGCAGCAACGACCGGGAGATCGCAGACGCTATGTGGCGCATCGGTCGCGGACAGAAAACGGACGGAATGACACCGCAATCAGTAAGCGCCGCTAAGATCATCATGAAGTGGCAGGAAACTGCGCGCGTGGATGAAAACCGTGCTGGTGCGTGGATTGGCAAGATGCCCGGCTATATCGTCCGGCAGTCTCATGACATCCTGAAAATCCGTGCAGCCGGGTATGAGTCCTGGCGCAATGCCATTCTGCCGCGGCTGGATGATGCCACCTTTGACGGGATCTCAGACCGAGAAGGGTTCCTGCGTGGTGTCTACGACGGCCTTGCCTCCGGTGTTCACCTGACATCTGAAAAGCCTGACTGGATGAATGGCTTCAAGGGATCTGCGAATGCGGCGAAACGCGCCAGCCAGGAGCGCGTGCTGCACTTCAAAGACGGTGTGAACTGGCACGAATACAATGAGCAATTCGGGACCGGCAGCCTGCGAGAAGCTGTATTCGGTGGACTGAACAGTGCAGCGCGCACGACGGGCATGATGCGCGTGCTGGGTACCAACCCGCAGAACATGTTCAAGTACCTGACTGACACCATCGCAAAAGACGTGAGCAAGCAGAGCAACCCGGCGGCGCTTGCAGACTTCATGACCAAAGTGCGTCGGCTGAATCGGACGGTGATGCCCCAGGTTGATGGGTCGCTGAATATCCCCGGCAGTGTCGGCTGGGCAAATGCCTCCGCTAATGTTCGCGGCTGGCTGCGCATGAGCCAGCTCGGCGGCGCAGTTATTTCGTCTTTTAACGACGTACCGATCTCGGCGACAGAAATGCGTTATCAGGGCCAGAACTTTATGCAGGCGCTGACCGGCGCAATGAAGGGCCGCTTTTCCCGTTATACCAGTGATGAGCAGAAGGAGATCCTGTCGTCTATCGGTGTTTACTCCGACACGATGACCCAGGAAATCATACGCCGCATGTCCGGCGACGACAGCATGAGCGGGAAGATGGGACGCGCACAGCAGTTGTTCTTCAAATACAACCTTATGAATTTCTGGACAGAATCCGGGCGTAACAGCAATGCCATGATGATCACCAACTGGCTGGCGAAGAACGCCGATCAGCAGTTCACTGCGCTTCCGGAAGACCTGCGCCGCGTTCTTGACCTGCACGGTATCGGTGATGCTGAGTGGAACATATACCGCAACATGGACATGGCAGACAGCGAAGGGCGCAAATTCATGACGACCAGCGGTATCCGCGCTGTGCCAGATGAAGTGATTGGTGACTATGTGGCGTCAAAAGGCCTGAAGGTCACCGAGCGCTCTATTGCCGACGCCAGAGAGACGCTGGAGAGCCAGCTGCGCGGTTACATTCTGGACCGACTGAACATCGCCATGTCAGAGCCTGGCGACCGAACGCAGGCGTTTATGAAGATGGGTACGGTGCCTGGTACGGTAGCAGGGGAGGCAGTACGTTTCGCTGGGCAGTACAAATCTTTCACCGCCAGTTTCATGCAGAACGTGCTGGGCCGAGAGGTCTTCGGACGCGGCTACACTCCCGCCGGGCTGGGGGAGTCAAAAACTGGATCGCTGACCAATGCTCTGCTACGTAACGGGAAGGGGGCTTTCCTGGGAGCTGCAAACCTCTTTGTCTGGGCAACCATGTTTGGATATATCTCTATGCAGTCTAAGCTATTACTTAAGGGGCAGACACCGAGACCTGCAGATGCCAAGACATTCCTCGCAGCAGCATCTCAGGGAGGCGGCTTGGGAATCTTGGGCGACTTCATGTTTGGCGAAGTCAACCGCATGGGAGCTGGTCCTGTGACATCATTGATGGGGCCAGCGGCATCTAACGCTGACAGCATAATCACGCTGCTCCAGCAGACAACGCGCGGAGACGCTGATTTGGGGGACTGGTATCGCACAGCGCTGGATAATACCCCATTTCTTAATGTCTTCTGGCTGAGAACGGCAATGAATGGTTTAATACTGAACCGTATACAAGACGCCCTTGACCCAGGATCACTGGAGCGCTATCAGCGCCGTGTTGAACGAGAGCAGGGTAACGACTTTCTGATCCCACCATCGCAGTTCATGCTAGGGAAGTAATATGAACAGAATTTTATTAATGATTGTTCTTATGTTTTTAGTTGGAAAAGTTTCTGCTGATACCACATCACCTTTAATGATTCAGCCTAAAAATGGAGAAACATTGGAGGATTCTAAAAAACATACGATGGAATACTTTGGCTGCATAAAAGGACAGGCCGTAAAGTATGCAAAGACAGGCGAAAGTGTTGATTCCATATCAAAAGCTTCGGTTGTATCATGCGAGTCTTACATACCAATTATCGCTGAGTCGAATATATATTATTTAAATTCCTCTCAAGAGGGTAAGCGACAATTTACAGAAAGACTAAAATCAGATGGCGAGAGATTAGCAACAAAATTTGCAATGGATGAGAAGCTAAAAAAGAATTAATGTGACATGTCACAACGCCACCCATCAAAAAGCCCGCTATGCGGGCTTTATAATTTTATAAAATGTTTATTTATTCTTTAGTGGACACTTTTTCCATCTTTTCGCCATCCATTCATATTCTTTAAAATATGTGATGTTATTTTCCTTTTCCCTTATAGCTTTAATAAGTGGAAGGGAGATCTCGTAATTATTAACGACAGAACTATAGAAAACCTCTTTAACCATAGTCTCGTCATATGTCTTGCGCTTAACGCTTACCGCCATTCTTTCATAAAACCCAAGGCAATAAATTATCTCCCGCTTCTCCAATTTTTCTTCATCAGTGAGATCGGCTTGTCCATTGCTTGGATACATATAAGACCTAAATGCTTTATTTGATTCATGTATTCTTCGCATTGTAGATAGGCCTTTTTTGTAATCCACATCAAATCTACTTTCGCCAAGAAATACTGATGTGTGGACTTTTCTTGCTGTTTTTACATTATAAACTATTGTGATTGCGGCAATTATTACACCAAGGGAAACAGCTGCAGAACTAACGATCTGAGCTATTGCTATAGCATATTGCATTTCATCGCTTAACACTTACTGTCTCCAGATATAAAAGCGGGGCTGAAAGCCCCGCGAATAGAATGACTAAAGGTTAAACACCCTCATACTCATCAAATTTTTTCATACTACTCCTCCCGTTTCGGTGACGGACTTATCAAGTCCTGTCAGTGGCGACTCAATACTTAGTTGAATTACCAATACGGTAATCTTAAGCCACTCATGCAATCCGTCAAGAATTATTTTAAAGGCACTTCCCTGCGCCAGCAGCCTCAGTAACCCTTGGCCTTAGCTATCACGTACTGAGCATGCGTCTCTATGTCGCGCAGTACGGCGCCGATACCAACAATGTAGCTGAGCATGGCCGTGACCTCCGCCGCCGCGCCGGATACATCATGCCCGTCAGCATCGAGTTCGCGGAGCAGCTTCATCACCATTGAGCTTTTCGCCAGTTCACGCAGGCCATCAGGTGAATGGATGTGATCCTGATAGCGTCGGTTAAGAGGGAAGGTGTAATGCTTCTGCTCGACCTGCAATGCATCCATGATCGCCGGCAACATGCTGCTGGTCATCTCCTGCGCCAGCATGCGGGCTTTATCAGCCTGGGAGAGTTCTTCCCGAACGTAGCGGCCAGTCTTGCGGATCTGCGGCAGCACCTCACTGGTTACCCATTTGCGGAAGCGGTAGGGGATGGTGCCCGGCGTCACCGCATCGCGGCAGCGGAGGATAAGGGTGTAGAGTCCAGACTCGGAGATGATCAGTGTATTAGGGTTGCCGCGTTTTCCGTCGGTTAAAGCGACGGTATTCTTTTCATCATCGTCGAGTTTAAGAAGGGCGTCTCGGTTATTGGCTATGCCAAGTGCGTGGCATACATCGAGCGCAATAAACCATGGCGCGCCATCAATAATAATGGCGCGGATATCAGCTTGCGATTCAAAAGAGAAAACGGAGGTACTTTTTGTGCATGTCATAGCGATCACCTTTGTAGTTTGGTAATCACCACTGCGACGCCAATCGCTGGTGGTGAACTGTGCAGGGTTGGCGTAACCGGCTACAAAGGACCCGGCGCGGATTTCTCCGCCCCCACACAGCCCACCATAATCTGGGTATAACTGTGCTTTACGCATAAAAAAACCGCTTGCGCGGTGTATGCGCCTTTGTAGTAATCCGGGACGCCAATCCCGGCACCGGATTTTGCCGATGCCCGATCACTATGGCACAAGGAAAATGGGTTGTAAATTTACCATTTTGGTAATAATAAACCCATCGTTATTTTGATTTCAATCACTATCTGAGTTGCTGCCTGATCTGCATCGCGCAGAAGTCCAGGTGTGTTTGCAGCTCCCGCATCGACAACTGCGAGCTCGTCACATAGTTAACCAGTGCCACCAGTTCCGCCGCCGCACCGCTGACATCGTGGCCGTCTCGCTCCATTTCCCTGAGCAACTCCATCAGCTGTGATTTTACAACCAGGGATCTGACCCCTTCCGGGGTGTGAATACGATCCGCAAAACCTTCGTCGACAGGATACTGGTACCGCTCTGGCATTAGGAATACTCCCATAAACACTGTATATATATACATATATCAAAAGGTAACAAAGTTTTCCAGAGCTCTTTTGTTTACCTTAATGGTAATGTTTTTGCTCGTTTCGATCTGATTTATTCATATATGATTTGATGGGTAATAGAATGATCTCCAGTGTGGCGCGCCGGGCGCTGCGACATCCGGAGATTTCATATGACGGTCTCAACTGAAGTTGACCATAACCAATACACAGGCAACGGCGTAACCACATCGTTCCCGTATACTTTCAGGATTTTCAAGCCGTCAGATCTGAAAGTTCAGGTAGCTGATGTAGATGAGAACATTACCGTTCTGACACTAGATTCCGACTATAGCGTTACTGGTGCTGGGATATACTCAGGCGGAACAGTGGTTTTGCCTTCTCCGCTGAAAAATGGTTGGCAGATATTAATAGCCAGGGACTTGCCTGCAACGCAGGAAACAGACCTGAGAAACCAGGGTAAATTTTTTGCTGAAGTGCACGAAGATGCTTTTGACAAATTAACTATGCTAATCCAACAGTGCTTTGCAGAGTTGGGTTTAGCGCTTCTTAAGCCATCGTTGATGGCCTCATACTATGATGCAAAAAACAACAGGATAAGCAACTTACAAGACCCAAAATACGGGTCAGATGCAGCAACCGCGCAATGGGTGGAAGCTCTTGCAGGTGGCGCCATCGAAGGAACTCTTCGGGCTGATCTTGCTGCTCCTGACGGTGCAGGCATTGTAGGCTATAGGGACAGCACCGTTTATACGGCTCTTGATAGATTATACAGATCGTTAGGAGGGGTCATTATATCTCCTCAATGGCAACCAGTTGCAGGATCTTCCACTATAAGCTTTTCTGGTGGTCTTTATTCTTTTAATGGCGTTAGTGTTATTGGTCAAAATCAGAATGTCACAACAACATCAAGCACAATATGTATTGTTGTTAAATCAGACGGAACATATGAAGCGCGTGACAGATATCCATTTGACGGCTCGCTACTTATTGCTCATATTAAATCAGGGACTCTTATAGAATTAATTGGCAATGCAAATAAAAGTGCTTTTGGAATTGCAGGGTGTCCATCATCAATACCATGGCTTCCCGGTGAGCTGAGAAGAATAGAAGAGCAGATTCCAATTTATTGTGCACTTCGTTCTGATGGAACATTGAGGTATTGGACTGATTTTGATGTTTCTTCAAAAAAGGCATCAAGCGGGACGACATATTATGTTGACTGCACCAGTGGAAGCGATACTACAGGTGATGGTACGTTGGCCAAACCATTCCAGAGAATAAAATATGCCATTGAAAAGACTCCAGCAGCCAGGACTATAATGATAAAAGGCGGGATGGAATATACCCGTGATTTTACATGGAATGTTAGCGTAGTTGACCGCGAGCTCGATTTCATCGGATACGATGGAACACCAATTCTGAGCACTGTTGAACCGGCTGCAACATGGGCGGCACAGGGAAGCGCTGGCGTATACCAGTACACAGGTAATCTTGTTCTAAACGTTGTTGACTATGCCAATCTTGATAGTTATGGACATGCTCAGGTTCTAACTCCCGTAGCCAGCCTTGCCGACTGCGTTTCAACACCTGGCTCATCCTATAAAACAGGGAATACGCTGTATATTCATCTTTTTGACGGGCGAGCGCCTGATTCTAATTCACGGCTTGTTCTTCAATTGACTAATGGAAGAATTCAGGATAATAGCAAAGTTTATATTGAAAATATTCACTTTAAGGACAGCTTTAGGGGTTTTCAGGCTGAGGTTCAAACGGTGGGTAAAAAAGGATACTTATATGCAAAAAATTGTATATTTGATTTATCTGTGACAAGGAATGCCTTTAACTCTTTAGGTGTAAACTGTATTATGCAGAATTGCACTGCTCAATACGGGATGCAGGACGCATTTAACTATCACGCCGATCAGAATGGATTGGGTGTTAAGCCTTGGTTTATTGAAATAGGATGTGTTGGCAGGTGGAGCGGATTCGACAATCAGCCAAATAATAATGGTTCGACAGCGCATGATGGTACTGTTGGATTACGCCTGAACGGAGAATACTACGGTACTTTTGGTCGCGTGGTCCATGACGTGCATGATGGTACTGTTACAGCTAACTTTGGGTGTTACTCGCATGACAGCTCGAGGGCAGACTTTATCGGTGGCGCCTGCTTTACTGCTGGACAAGGATCTGATTTAACTGGTAAAGCAAAGGTATATCTATATGGCTGTAAACATAGCGGTCCGAATGCGACAATTACTAAGGATGGACTAAGTGAAGTATGGATTTTTGATACTCCAATAGGGACAAATGCGCAATACACAATTGCTAATCCCTATTCTTTCATCCATTAATGACTATTACCATTTATTCATATTTGAGTAATTGTGTATGATGAACCTACCCAACTAAGGAGGTTCATCATGCATAGTAAACGGTGGTCATCATGTCCGCATCGCTAACCGCTGATACAATAAATCAGGGGCTTAGCTACGGTGCGCTGGCGGCAGTTATCGCCGGCGTACCTCCTGAAGTCGCGCTTGGATCGCTGGCCGGGGCGGTAATTTTTGTTACCTCTGCAATTGAGTATCCGGTCAAGCGCCGTGTTCTCCTGGCGCTACTCAGCTTTCTCTGCGGCCTTCTCTTCTACAAACCCACAGCATCAATCCTTATCGGCGTTGCCAGCATGATCCCCACCATCACACAGGACTCGTTCGAGCGGGGCATTGTCTACTCCGCCGGCGCGTTCGTTGCCGCAATTGTCGCGGTGCGGGTCGGGATATGGCTGTATCACCGCTCTGACAATCCGCGCGATTTAATCCCGGGAGGAAAAGACGATGACAGGCCATGATCTGCTGCTTATCGCTAATTCCATCATCTGCGGCGGGATAGCGCTGCGGGTGATGTTCTTCCAGCGCAACGGATCGCGCCACCGCCGCTGGGGTGGGTGGATAGCCTATTTCCTCATCGTGGCGGCGGCCAGTATCCCGCTGCGTACCGCGTACTCATACCTGTACCACTTCCCCATGACCGCAGATCTTTCTGAGGTCGTTATCAATGCTGTGATGTTCGCCGCGGTGCTGAAGACGCGCGGAAACGTCGTGCAAATATTCAAAATATCGAGGTCGCAACATGGACATTAACGAGTTTCAGAAAGCTGCCGGCGTTAGCCTGGCGCTGGCCACACGCTGGCATCCGCACATCGTGGCGGCCATGAAAGAGTTTGGCATCATCAAGCTGCTGGATCAGGCGATGTTTATTGCCCAGGCCGGGCATGAAAGCACTGGCTTTACCCAGCTCGTTGAGAGCTTCAATTACAGCGTGGCGGGGCTGGCTGGTTTCGTCCGCGCAGGGCGGCTGACGCAGGGCCAGGCTAATTCCCTCGGACGCCGGCAGGGTGAACCATCATTGCCACTGGAGAGGCAGCGGGCCATTGCCAATCTGGTGTACAGCAAACGCATGGGGAATAACGGGCCGACCGACGGCTGGTTTTACCGCGGGCGCGGTCTCATCCAGACCACCGGACTGAACAACTACCGCGATTGCGGGGCTGCCCTGAAGGTGGATCTGGTTAAGCAGCCGGAGCTGCTGGCGCAGGACGAGTATGCAGCGCGGAGCGCGGCATGGTACTTCGTGAAATATGGATGCCTGAAGTACACCGACGACCTGATGCGCGTCACGCAGATCATCAACGGCGGACAGAATGGCATCGACGATCGCCGTATGCGTTACCTGTCGGCCAGGAAGGTGCTGGCATCATGATCAAGGCATTCATGAAAGCCTACTGGAAACAGTTGCTTATCGTGTCGATGCTTGCTGCTCTGGTGGCCGGCGGTGTTGTAGCCTGGAATATTCACGGTGACAGACAGTACGACGCCGGGTATGCGCAGGCGAAGGCAGACCGCAAAGCAGAAGATGATAAAGCCCGTCAACATGACGAACAGGAGAAAGCAACCAATGAACGAGAGGCGCAGCAGAGGATCGACCAGGCGCGCAATGATGCTCTTGATGCTGCCGCTCGCGCTGGCCGGCTGCAGCAGCAGCTCGTTGCCATCCGTGAGCAGCTCAGGCAGTATAACGCCACTGTCGGCGCTGGGACGTCAGCCGCAGACACCGGAATTTTGCTTACCGACGTGTTCGAAAAATCTCTCGAACGAAACCGACAACTGGCAGAATACGCTGACAGGGCAGCAGAAGCCGGAAGGGTCTGCGAAAGACAGTACGATGAACTAACCAGGTAGCATGGTATTTTTCATGGTACTGTTTCCCGGTGACGGTATATAAAACGGTATGCAGAATTTATCGTTTCATAAACTTGTTTTCAGTCAATTGGTTGCGAGCACTGTAAATAATTGAGTGGGAATAATCCCCGGCGTTAGCTGAGTAAAACGAAACCCTCTGTGTTTACAGAGGGTTTTTTTATAGCTGCTACATTAAGGT